TAAACCACTGACTAGTTTTAAGAAATTCTTAGCAGCAAATGATTCTGCAAAGTCTGGTTGGCTACGAGCAAAGTTGCGAGCAAACATAGTTGGATCAAATCCAGTTGTTTGAGTTCCTTTAGTTACGCTTTGACCTAATTCAAATCCTTTACCACCAGGAGATGTAGTTGTAGTTCCCTCAAATATTCCTGGCTCTTTCATAGCAGCAGTATTCATCGCTGCTCTACCTGCTGCTATTTCATTAGCAGAGGCGGTACGACCAAGCTCTTGTTCCATAGTATCTGAAACTATTTGTGCTGCGCCAGAGGGGCTGTATTGAGTTACACGCTCATCACGTTGTTTAGTGGTTCCATATTTCTTGGTAGCACCTTGGTAATCTGATGGATCTAAGATATCAAAATAATCTTCTGGGAAAGAACTTGGAGAACCAATTGATGATACCCATTCAAGAGCATCGCCCCAGACTTTAGCTGCTGCAGATTTAGGAACACCTCTTGCAACTATCTCAGCAATCATTTCATTATAACGTTGCTTGTTGTTATTTTTAAGAAACTTAAACCAAGCTTTTCCTTCATCTATAGTAACTCCACCATCAACACCAGGAAGTGATATTGGATTTGTTCTACCGCTAAGGCTTGGAGTTAATGATGTGTTTAATGACTGAGGTGATTCTATAACATCTGGTATACCGTTATTGTTTGCGTCGCCGACTGCCATTATCTGTTTACCGCCGAATCTGGATTTAGTTGAGGCATGCTTTCAAAATATTTTGCTGAGAATGTATCAAAATCATCTGATGCTACTTGTAAGAAATCAAAATGAAATTGAGATAATCTAGTTTTTAAATCTCTTTCACGACGAGGATCATTCATAACTAAGTCATACTCTTTCTTCCATTGTTTAATCTCTTGTAAGTAATAAGAGATCTCATTCCATTTATTACTTTGCTTACTAGAATGATTCATCCATTGTTGATTATTAATAATCTCTTCAATTACTGGAACGGTTACATTCCAAAAATCTTTTTGACCTTGCTGACGCTCGTCAGCCCAACCTTTAAATTCGGTACCAATGTTGGAAACGATACGATTAAACTCTGCTTGTATACCAGTAGATTCATATCTAGCTTCTGATGTAGATTTAATACCATACTGATACATCATGGCATCTCTCCACTTGGAAAGTTTGTCATATTCATACCAACCACGTCTTGCCTCAACAGATGCTCTTACTTCTTCAGAACTCTTTTGCTGAGTCAATGGTGAGTTGTATCCACCAGGAAAATTTAATCTCTTGTATATAGCAGCGACCTCGGTTGAGTACTCATCCGTTAAATCACCATAACCAGTAGATAGCATCTGAGCAAACTTGGTATTGTATCTACCAATACTCTCTAATAACTCTGGATTACTACGTAGCATCTTAATATCAGATAGGTTTGCTGCTACTCCTGCTATGTTCTTTCGGTTAGATCCGATAAATGCTAAACCATCTACACCAAAGTCTTTAACAAATACTTCTTGAGCCTTGTCGTAATCACCATTGTATTGTGTTACTAAGTCACTATAGTATTGAGTTGCAGCCCTAGTTACTGGGTCAAATGTTGTAGATATAGGTGCAATAAATTGCACTATAGATCTAATGAATGACATATTTCCTGCTGCTTTAGCAGCAGTATCCATGTTAGGTGGACTACCTACACGACCATTACGATCCCATTCAGAGTATTGAACTCTAAAGAACATGTTTACATCATCAGCGAAACGCTCACTCTTAAACCCAGGGATTTTACCTGAATCAATTGCAGACTGTAAATAAGCAGGAAGAATAGCGTTCTTTGTAGTCTCAAAAATGTTCTTACCTTCAATTGGATAACCAGCATAAAGCAAGCTATTCTCATAGAAGTCATCACCAAAGGTATTTCTTAATCCTTCAGATATATCTTCGCCGTGAATCTTCCATAATGAACCTGGTGCAGTAAATCCATTCTTAATAAGTTCAGATAATGTAACTCCACCAAACCAAGACACGCTTGGGTCGGCAATCATGAACTCCATTTGCTTTGGATTCCACTTTAATCCACCACCACGAGAGTCAGTAAAAGGTTTAAGTGAATCTTTAATAGACTTTGGCAACTTATCACCATAAGGTATTGGATACTTAACAGTTACATTGGTACCTGCAGGTACATCTTTCATAGACTTATAGGTATTACCCTCATCATCTTCATAACTTTCAAAGTTATCAAAAGCATTGGCAATAGTTCCATACCAATAAGCATTCATTGGGTTCTTTGCCATAAGGCGAAGAGCCACAGCCTGTGAGTTAAAGAATGCTAGAGGGAAAGACATTGCAAATCGTGCTGCATACATACCATTACTTAAACGACGTGAAGAATACAAGGTTTGCTCTACACGAGTTGTAGCTTTACGGTAGGCAATCTGTCGAAATTGGTTATTTACCGTAGCCTGTGCTGGGTTAATACCATTTCTCTGTGCTGCTGCAATAAGTTCTTTCATCTCTTCTCTTACGTAAGTAAGGAAGAGTGGATTACGAACCATTCTATTTTCAGAAGCAGCTAAAATTCTCCAAGCTGAGTCAATACCGCTTTGGACTCCCATAATTCCTCGTTCAAGATTATTAAGATCTGCTAAATCAATGTTTGGTCCATTAATTTCATCTAATAGATCTGGTCTATTCTTTAACGCTGCTGTTACTTCATCAACACTAACGTTTCTATCAAGAATAATCTTACGAAGATTAGGATCTGGATACATTTTAAACATTTTATCTTGAGTTGCAGTAGCCCAGTTTAACCACCACTCTTGAGTGTTAGCTTCTGGTATTCTAGATTGCATACGCATACGATATTCAAGACCTTTAGGGTCTTTAAATATCCATCTAACTACATCAAGTGCTGAATCTCCCCTGAAGAGCATTCCTGCTGGTAAATCTAACTCATTACGAATCTGACGATTCGCTACATGGGTTAAAGCATTCATATAAGGCTTAACTTCGTTGCGAGAAATCTTTACAAAACCGACACCTGCTGATTTTATTTGCCGAGATATCTGAGATTGAGATTGTGCTTGGATAAAATTTGCAGCAGTATCCATTTCAGCAAGATAAGCACTTGCTCCACGTATGTTGGGATCTGCTAAACCATCAATAGTGTACTTAACACCACCAACTTCTAGGATCTCTGCATCTTGTCCTAAATATTTATAGTCTTTTAATTCTGCTCTTTTGGTTGCAGCGGTAGTTAAGACATCACGATGTTTCTTCATAACAGAAGACATACCATTTACCATGTCAGCACTATTGGTTAACGAATCTTGTGCCTCTAAAAAAGCTTTTTGAGCCAAAAACATTTGATAGTCTGCATTGTTTTTAGCAGCAGTTAGATCTGCTTTCTTGGTTTTACTTGCACCACGCAAGGCTGCTTCAGCTTTTGCTTGTGCTGCGGTAGCAGTATTAAAGTTTTTTTCTGCTTCGTCTACAGCTTTTTGTGCATCTCGCCATCTTTCAACGACTGGCTTTAATTCAACAGCTAAAATATCCATTTCTTTTTGGGCTTGCTTTTCCATCTTACGAGCATGATTAGATGGAGACCCTGGAATAAATCTTTTTGCTGAATCAACTCTTAAACTTGTATTATGAACTAAGTTTGCAGTACCTGGAACTATGTTTTTAAGTAGACTTAAGTTACCAAGAGCCATACTTGCTCTAGCAAATGGATCAAGCATTGAGTTCTTTGGAATATAAGCAACACGAATTAAGTTTAAATTACTAAAAGTAGCGTTAGCTAAGTCTAATAACTCACCAGTTCCCATAGCAACTTTAGTTGCTCTAGCACCTTTAACTTGACCTGCGGTAATTGGGGATGCTTCACCCAAAACTCTTTTAGAGTTTAATATAATTTCTATTTCTAGTTTGCGGAAGTCAAGCATTGGAATAACTGATGCTTCATTTGCTTGAATAACAAAGTTACCTGTGTTAATTCCGCCATTTTCATCTGGAATAAATCCATTTTTTGAGGCATACTCTTTGATAGATTGCCTACGACCACTGGTTGCTTTATGCCAATCAGTAATTAATTTTATTTGGTCAGCAGTAGTTCTAATATCTGTAACATCTGCAGCACCAGCAAACTTTGCAAGTTTTAACATAACCTGTTGCTCTATATAATCTAAAGCAATAGCACGTTGGGTATCATCTTGGGCATTTATAAACCTAGATACCATCTTGCGTTTAAAGTCAGTACCTTCAGCACCACGAAGAATCTGTAGACGATTTAAATCTGAGAGTACATCCATTACCGCTTCGTACTTACGTGGGTTTGATATGTTAATCATTCCTTGTGGGCGACCTGAGCCTACCCAAGCAATAGTACGAATAACACGATCATATGGATTTGATTGGTAAACCTTGGTACGCCAACCGTTATCTCCGTCTTTACCAAATAACTTTATATCACCAAACTTAGCCTGAAGCTTAAGTTTTTCTTTAGCAAGTTTAACTGACTCAATGGAGGCATACTTGCCAGGTTGGTAACTTGATGCTATTCCAACATTAACATCGTTCTTAAAACTTTCTAAAGCATACTTAAGTTCTCTATCTCGTCCTGCTTTATCATTAAGAACATCTTTTAGTCTAGGCGCAAGCTTAGGGTCAAGAACCTCTGTATGAAATTTAGTTAGATCCGAAATTGGATTTACATTATTCATTCCATAGTTATCTAAGTGATCAGCCAACAAAGGAGATTTTGTATATAATCTTTGAAAAGCTAATTTATCGCCACGCTCTGCTAAAAGATAGTCAGCCATATCTCTATGGTTATCAATACGAGACATAATTGTGGCAGATCTATTTGGATTAAAACCATTAGATACTAATGGGTTAGAAATAATCTTACTTGCATCTCTTGTCTTAACTGCATCATCTACTAGTTTGGCTAACCCTGTAGGAGCAGGAGTTCCATCATTACGAGCAGCCCATGCAACTGTATCTTCTAAGTTTTGTTTAAATGCAGCCTGAGCTGCTGGGTTTTTAATTACTTCAGAACCTAATGCTGCTGTCTTACCTGATCTAACTGCAACTCCAAGACCTTTTGATCCTAATAATGCAGCACCTAAGTCAGTACCACCTGATGCAATCCAACCAAGAAACTCATTCTTATATGCTTGGTTTCTTTTCTTATCATCAAAGACGTTAAAGTCTTTGTCCATAAATGTTGGTGTAATTTGATCTGGTAAAAATGCACCAACTGTCTGACCAACTTGGGTAGCAATAGCCTGACCCATTGAAATCTTTTTTGCTTGCTCTCTAGCAAATCTAAAACTTTGTACGAATCCTTTTGTTTGACCTTGACGTGCTGCTTCGCCAGCAAGGAAAGGTGTTGCTACTGTTTGAGTAACAGCACTAACCACATTGCCAATACCTTGCATCACATTAAGTGCTGGGTTAACTATTGGAGCGAATCGACTAGCTTGTGCTTTTTCTATTCCACTGACAAGTGCTCCGCCAACTTTTTCTTCTACTTTACCTACAGCAGTTTTATCTAATTGTTCTTTTTTAAATTCATTAACTCTGCTTAAAGGGTTAGGTACGGCGGTTGTTCCTGTTTCAGCTCTCCAGTCATCCCATAGACCCATCAGTATTAATTTCCCTTCCAGCAGTTAATTCTTCTAATAACGCAAGACGATCATCATCTGATTCAAAATCAAATCGTGCTAAATCCCAAGCAACTGGTGCTAATTCAAAACCCAGATACTCAAGATTCTCTTCAAATTTTTTAAATATTTTCATCTATTTGACTTTTTAAATACTTAGTAAATGCTTTCATAGTTCCAGTTGAGTTAGGTGAATCAGCAAAACTCTGCATCAATGGAAGGTATTTAGATATCATTGTTAAATCTTCAACCTGTGTATCGGATGAAGATTTTAAACCAAGCACTTCTCTACCTGGACCAGGAGTATTACCACCGACTCCAGCAGTAACAAATTCATTTGGTCTGCGGGTTTCCGCACCTAATGGGATTATGCCTGCTAGAGGATTTTCTGCTTTAGCCATAGGTGCAGATTTTTGTTCTGCTAAAAATTGCTGTTGCTCACCATACTCTGGATTTGGTAATCGCTTAGCTCCCTGTGATGGAGGTAAGTCACTTCGATTAGACATAGGTCCAGGCATAGGAACAGCAGCAGGATTAACCATTGACATAAGTTACCTACTTCTTTTTAGGACGATACGGAACAGGACCTGCATAACCGCCAGTAGGCACTTTGCCTTTTGATGGGATCTTGATTGATGTATTCCTGTAGATCTTTTTAGGATCTTTAATTTTCTTGTTTTCTGCCAGTAACTCTGAAAGAGTTACGCCAGACTTCTTAGCAATACCAGATAATGTATCTCCAGCATTTACTTTATAAGTAGAACCACCAGCACCTACACCAATAAATTTACCTTGACCAGTGATACGTGGTTGGTTACTACGGCTTTTAACTGTAGGAGTAGTTGTAGTAGATTTTTTCTTACCCGCTTGTGGATCTTTTGTTAGTGCCTGTAATATTGGTTTACCTAATAAAGCACCAGCAGTTAAAGCCATTCCAACTTTTCCTGTAACCGCTTTGCCTGCAAACCTAGCAGCACCTAGTGCTGCACCTTTAGCAGTAAACTTTTTCTTAGCAGATGATGATGCTTTAGTAGCAACAACTGCACCTGGCTTAGGACGTAAAACAAGTTCTTTACCTGTAGATGTTTTTGTAGCATCATACTTTGCTTGAATTTCTTTGCGTACTTTTGGAGTTAAACCTTCTGGACGAGTTGTTCCCATTTTAGTTTTTGGATCATAATTTACTACCTTGGCAACTTTACCCATTTGTCCTTTAGTAACTGGACCTTGCTTCTTAACTTTTGAAGCAGCAGACTTGGCTGCTGTAGCAATAGGTCCTGCAGCTTTAGCTGCTACCTTTGCTCCTTTTTCCTGACGGAATAAAGCTTTGTTAAGTGCAGACTTAGGTTTGATGCCTTCTTTAATAAACTTGTCGTACATGGCTTTACCTTCTGCATTAAGTTCTTTACCTGCAGCAAAACCTTTTTTAGAAACTGGTAATGTTTTTTTCTTTACTGTTTCCATCTTTTTAGATTCTGTTGCTGCAGCTTTTTTAGCAGCACCTGCAGTTTTTACAGTTTTAAATCCTTTAGGTTTAGGTTCTTTAATTTTATTACCATCTTTATCAACCTTGTAACCTTGTGACTTTGGTTCATTAACAGTTACACCACTACGAACCTTTTGGGCTGATGATGCAGTTCTACCTTCTGGCTTACCTGATGATGATGCTTTAGGTTCAGATATTCTTTTTTGTGCAGCTTCTGCAGCAGCACGATCAGACTTAGACATGGCTTTTAATTCAGCCTCATCATAAGGAAACATTCTTAATGCCTCTGCTTTGGCAGCAGCACGATCACGAGCAATACGCTCGAGTGAAGTTTCAGTAGGCTTAACGCTAATCTTATTACCTTTGTCGTCGGTAATATAACCTTTTTTAGCTTCCTTTTTTACTTCATTAAGTGCTTCAATATCATCAGCAGAGAATTTAGTAAAACGATCTTTGTCTTTTAGTCCTGCCTTGGCAGCACCTTGAAAGACTTTTTTAGCATCGACTTTACCTTGTCTGCGACCTTGCCTAAACTTTGTAGGTCTTTTTTTGGTTGCCATGGGTATCCTTAATTTATATAGAAAATTTACTTAACTTTATTGTTGTTGCCTTTAATGCCTTTAGGTGTAACGCCTTGCTTTACCATTCCGCCACCGACTATTTTGCCTGCTGGCTTCTTGCCCATAATGGCTGTACCTACTGGTGCCTTAGCTGATTTTCCTTGTTTTCCGAACATTTGTTTCTCCTTATTATGCTGGTATTTGACGAGTAACTCTCGCTGATAGATTTGGACTTCCTCCACCAGTTAAACCTGCAAGAAGTTCTTGCATTGCTGGTCTACCTTGTGGAAGTTGTGGTGCTTGACCACCAGCCATTGGCTCAGGAGCTGCTGGTACTTCTGGCATTCCTGGTTCGGCTGGTTGTTGTTTTGGTGCTGGTTCTGGTTTAAATGCATTTGAAACCGCATCTTCAAGGGCTACACCCTTTTTGCGATCATTAATTACACTTGCCATTTTTTCAATAATCTTCATTGGATCTTGACCTTGCATTACCATTTGTGGAATTGCAGCAGCCATAGAAGATACGGATGCCTTAAGGGAATCACGCATCTCTTCAATGTCAATTGCTCTCTCTTCTTCACCAGCATTTAGTGAGATAGGAAGGTTGCGACGCAACATTCCTCGAGAAATTAATTTATCTCCTCTTGCTTGTAGACCCCATACCAATGCACGGTTAGGATCTAAACCTGCCATTAAACCGTATTCAACGGTTACGCCATAGTTACCATTAATATCTGAACTTGGCTTGTATTTTAATTTATATGGAACTCCGTTGGCTGTTGCAGATACTTCACGACTTAACTCTGGGAAGTATGCTTCATCAGTTGCAAATGCAAATGAGATTGCTTGACCTATTGCTTCGCCAAGGATTGATTGGTAAATTTTAACTTGAGAATCATATCCAGCCATAAGTGCTTTAACACCTTGACCTGTAACAACTGAACCTTCTGCTTGTCCTGCACGAGCTTGAGGAAAGCGAGTTCCTAATTTCATTTCATCTGCTAGAACATTGTTCTCAGCAAAAGCATATTGAGGTACGTCTAGATTAACCCTACGAATTTTCTCAGGACTGTTCGAACGAATGACCGAATCAGGACCAATGGATAGAGAAGTAACATCATTGGGAAGAGCAAGAGGAGCTTCAACAGATTTTTGAACAGCCTCCATCGTAAGAAGCGCAAGTCTTGCTTTCGCTGCATACACTGGCAAGACGTCATCAAATTGTCCTCTGGCTTCGCCATCGAGTGAAGGACGTTGAGCAATCGCAACTGGAACCGTACCTGTCTTGTTGGGTGTCGTCGCAAGAACTAAACCTCCACGATCTGGTAAAAATAAAACTGTTCTTTCTTTATCTGTCCAACGAACAACCTGTAGTAATGAGTTACCATCACCACGAGTATATGCACCAGACTGTAATATTTGACTTGCATACTCTGGAAAGTGTGCTGCTAAATCACCCGCCTTACGGTGATATAAGCGAGCGTATACATTTACAACACCGAAACGATCTTGATCAAAGTATGCACCCATAGAGTTTTCAATATGGATGTGTGGTCTCTTATCTTTAAAGTTTGGTTCAACTCTAATAGGAACGAAACCGTATGTTGCTAGTTGATCTGCGCCACGCAGTAACTCCGTACCAAGCCTTGATGCTGCTACATAGTAGTTAGCAATCTTTGTACGCTTGTCAGCTTTGGTACGCTGGTTGTCATCTAATGATGAATCCCCAGCAGCAGTAATGGTAGGTAGAACACCGACTTGTTCAGAGACATCTCGAGCAACAACATCAATAAGGTTAGCGATGATAGGACGTGACCATACTCCTTCAGGAAATAATCCTTGGAATACTTGATCAGCCTGTCCCGCTCTTACTAATGCAACCTCACGCATACGTCTATCACGTTCGGAGTTACGAGCTTTTAATTGCTCAAAGGCTTGTTGTAAATCTTTCATTAAGTCACAATCTCGCTGTCCGCTGCGCTGCAGCTAAGTCATCTAAGTTAATAATGTATCTTGATTCAATATCTTTTCTAGGAGTAAATTGATTATTTAAAAAGTTAGGTACATTATTCGAGGTAAGTAAAGTTTCTCTTGCTACGATCTCACAGAACCATAATGCCATCACGGCATCCATCTTGAGCTTCTTACCTTGTACTCCTGGTTGCCAGGTTACAAGTTGTTCGATTAACTTCTTTACGTGTTCATTCTTTGAGCTATCTGGTAATTCAATTAAATTATCCCCAGCATGCTTAAAGTTATTCATGACACCATCCCGCTTAGTAATGGTGCCGAATAAAGGAGCGAGTGAGGCTACGCCGAACTCGGGATCCTGTTTATTATTTCCTGTGTAATGAGGTCTGTAGTTAACTCCTCGTGTTGACAGGAAGTTACGAATCTCTTCGTCTTGTGTAAGGAAAAGCTGAAAGGCATTTGATTCCACAATGACCACATGCGGTTTATACGCATCGGTCCACTCCTTGATAAGAGAACGGATTGCTGCAGGTGTAGGAGCCGTCATGACGTGAACGTCCATGATATAGCGTTTATGTGACCTGCGGTCAACCGCATAAGCAACAGCAGCGGTATCACCAGACATTGCTGGATCTATACCAATGACTCTAAAAAAGTTATTAGAGTTCTCAGGATGACCTGCTGCGCTTGCAACCAATGCACCCGATTTTCTCATTCCATTTACTGCGCCTCTGACGCACATCGGGTCGAAGATTGCATTCTCCGCAATATCGAGGTTCTGGTAAACCAGTGACCACTTAGATGGTCCTGCCTCGTTACGGACAGCCGTTAGACGCTGTCCTGTCCATCGATCAAACAAACCATTCTCATCTGGGATATCATCGTCAGTGAGTTGTTGTTCGGATTTTTCCCATAGACATTTCCAGTCTTTAGGATCGTCTGCGTATTCTAAGACCGCAGGCATCGATAAATATGACCAAGGTAATACACCATCGGTGTAGTGGCTTGGGTTTCTTAATTCTTTATATAGATCAACTGCTGAGACTCTGGTACCAACTACCAAGAGTTGACCGCCTCCAGGTGGGAGACGAGAGGCAACTTCTTGCCTGATCCATTCTTGTTGCTTAGCCCACTCTGAAGCGTTACTCAGAGTGACCACGTCATCTAAAACTATTAAGTCGGCACGGTTACCATAAACCTGCCCGCCCATTCCTATAGCTTCTACAGTTGGGTCTTTAGCATCTGACTCACGTACATCGCCACCAAGGTATACCTTAGTAGCCGACCACTGGTCGGCGGTTGCTTTATATCCATCGGCTGGACCAAAGGCTACCTGAAGGTCAGCGTACCGAGGATGCGTCAAGCGTTGCTTGATCGCATATAAAAACTTCTTTGCTTGTTCCTGTGTCTTGGATATAACCATGACGTTGATATTAGGATTCTTAACTATTCGGTAGGTTACATAGTTAATTGTTATAGTCATGGTCTTAGCATGGTTAGGGGGTATGTTTACCAAGAGGCGGGATAAGCCCGCCGATCCCTTTTCATAAACCATGGAATCATGTAACCAAGAAGGATCTCTACCTTCCAACATGGATACCACATTAAGCATGTGAAGTGGTACTTTGGTACCAAGATACTTTTCAGAGAACTCTGCAAAATCAGATAAGTTAGACCGAGCCTCATCGGCAAGGTCCTGTGTTCTAAACCGAGCATTATCTATTAAAGCTGAGAAGCCCTCGGCTTCTCGGCGTTGGGTGTCATACCAAGATCTAGATCTACCAATAACTTTTAAACCATCAACGATTGTGCGCCCTTGGCGCACCAATAGGATAAGTTCTTTTCTGGCTTCTTCTGGTGCCAATTGTCTTTCCAACGTTCCTCCAGTGCCTGTAGGGGTCCACAGGGGTCTGGACAGAAGTATCCCCACTTATGCTTATAAGTACTTATTGGCAGGCTTAGAGCCTGCCTTTGGGGGCTCAATATATTTCGCCCTATACTTATATAGGGGTCTTGAGCGTCGGCGTGTTTCAAGGGGTAAATAAATAAATCTTTTATTGGTTATCTATAAATTAACATAACCGCAGGTCAGAGCTGGTTTTCTGGTGAATATTATTTTACGGATAGTGGGGGGAGGGTGGGGGGTGGTGTTAAACATGGTGGGGGTCGGCTAGGGCGAGCGCACAAAAAAAGGGGCAAAGGTCGCCCCCTGCCCCACAGAAAAACACGCTCAGACTTGACAAAACCCCACGCTCATGCTACTGAGCGCAGGGCTTCGCCTGACTATCTATCTAGCGAGCCTTGCGTGTATGTGTAGCCACACGCCCACTATTGAATACGATTGCGAGAGCCTCATTACCCCCGCATGATTGAACATCAAACACGATACCAACATGCTTGCCCTTGCGAACAAGGTCGCCTGCGTGAGCCTCTGCGAGTGAACTAAGTTCAAACTCAGGCACATGCTCCAGCGTGGGAATGTTGTAAGACTTCTTGACCAGCGCAATCTCTGCGGTTAGGTCGGCGAACAGGTCTGCGTTCATGTAGATATTACTCATCTTGCTGTTCCTTTCAGCGTCGTTGAGACCACCTCAACTGACACCGAGAATTATCTCATACCTCCAGCCCAATGTCAAATACCCAGCGTAAATGAACGGAGTGTCTACCTGCTGTGTGTGTATGTGTATGTATGTGTGCGCCTGTGTGTATGTATGTATATGTGTGTATGTATGTGCGGGCGCATGCGAGATTCACGCATGAGCAAGTAATAGTTCATATGCGTATGAGCAGGTGGCTGCTCGCATGTGCGAGCTCGTGTGATCGTGTGCGTCTTTCATTGATAGCAAATCAAAGATTTGCTTAGATAAGGGGGTCAAATCAAATCGGTTTGGCAGTTGACGAAAGGAACACCATGAGAACAGTTGAAAGTAAGACACTAGTCGGCGTCGTTAAGAACGGCGTTGTTCATGTCAGCCAAGCAGATAGCAAGCGCATCTTCGCAAAGGTGCGTATCACCACCAACACCGCCAAATCTTCAAAGAAGATTGAGGCAATTCTATCAGCCTTCAAGGCATATCCAAACTTCACGCTTGTAGCCAGCGAGATTGCGAAGGTTGAGCCAAAGGCTTACCTAACCCTGAAAGGAAGTGTCGCCTAATGACTACCATCACACACCCATACACGCTTCAACTACAAACTGTAGTTGACGAAAGCAACTCAACAGTAAAGAAACTCCTTGCCCTACCTGAAGGAGACAGAGTCTCCTTCTTAACTCAAATGGCGCAAGACCTCATTCTACCAGAGGTAGAAAAAGCAATAGCCAAACTGAATGAAAACTCAGGTGGCTGGGCAAAGTTAGAGGTGGTCGCATGACCACATTACCTCTGCTTTATACCGACCTTATTGCTTTAGCAATAGCCCTCTTCTTGAGTGGCTTCACTATCGGAATGCTTGTCGCAAGGCGGGCAGTTCGGGAGTGGCTCGCTCGTCAAAGATAGCAGACTTTAGTCTGCTTATTAGGGGGGGTAGCAAATCGCTATCCCCTCTTTTGTCGCTTCTGAAAGGAGCAAACATGGCAACGCAAAAAATCACCACATATCTATCCGTTGATTGTCGCTTATGTGGCACATTCTCATACATAGAGTGCGAGCAATGGCAAGCAGATGAATTGGACAAGCCTCGCTCTGAGCGCATGTTCATGCAAGATATCTTCCCTGATTTACCTATCGGAGATAGGGAATTACTTATCTCTGGCACATGTAATACCTGCTGGCAAAAGATGTTCGGCAGTAATGAAGACGAGGAGGAATAAATATGGGAGCAAGAATAAACTTCATCTTTATTCAAGATGAAACAGCAGTCGGAGAACCAGCATCACCAAAGGTGGTGCTCTACTCACATTGGGGCGCAGATACATGGGAAGTTGACTTGGCTTGCGCTTTGTCTGTGGCAGAGCCACGCTGGGATGATGCTTCTTATGCCACTCGTATCGTCATCTCCAATTTAATTGGAGAACAATGGAAGTCAGAGACTGGCTTCGGTATCTACGCAACCACAGAGATGACAGACTCGTGGGATCCATGCGTAGAGATTGACTTCGTCAAGAAAACTGTTGACGGAGTTGCCTTTGATACATTCGTAAAGTATGGACTAGCGAAAGGGGAATACCAAGATGCCTAACTGGTGCTACAACACACTACTAATTGAGGCAGAGCCTCAAGTAATAGCCAAGATTAAGGCGCAGTTATCTGCTCCTTATGAGGACAAGTATCAAGACCTTAAGTCTGATACATGGACAACACAAACAGTTCAAAAAGATTTATCTTTTTGGAACATCATTCGCCCCGACAACATGGACGAATACCACACAGCCAAAGGCTGGTCAGAAGGCAAGGCATACGGAGACACCCCACTCAATTGGTATAACTGGAACATTGCCAATTGGGGTGTCAAGTGGGACGCCAGCGATTCCGAGCTCGTGGAGGAGAGCGAGACATCACTTCAGTATAGGTTCAACACCCCTTGGGGTGTTGCTGAAGAGGCATTCATTACCCTGTCAACACAATACCCTGATGTCCAGTTTGACCTTGAGTTTGAGGAGGAGACAGGTTGGGGTGGTGAAGTGGAGTTCATTAACGGAGTTAGCAAGGTAGTCAATGAGTTCGCTCAGAAGTGCTACTCATGTGATACCCAATGGCAACACGGCGAAGAATACTGGGATGAATACGACGACGATACTGGACAACACAAGTGCGTAGCAAATGGCTACGCCATTAACGAGGAGGTAAAGGCATGATGGGATACAAGTATGAGGACATACAGAAGTTCGGCTCTGCCCTGAATGGGGCAGAGTTCTATCTCCCGCCTAATGACACGGAGATACGAGAAGGTCTCATAAAGATATGGGATTTCTTTGAAGGACTACTAGCCGAAGGCTATGTAGAAGGAGAGGAGATAAGCAATGTATAAATCACGACTAACAAAGCCAAAGGTGGGTGAGGTTAAGCAATGGATCCCACACGAGAACGGCAATGAGTATGTCCAAGTATTCACTGCTGATATCGACGACTTCTTCTTCAAGGTAGGTGGTTCTAATGTTAGAACCAAATACTTTTACGGAGAGAATGCATGGGCTGATAGCCGACGATACGCAGATGATTTAGCGTGGGCTATCCGCAATAAATAGCACATCAAAGATGTGCTTTAAATATAGGGCAACAATTAACCAACAGAAAGGAGCAAGATGCTGTCGTTACTTAGAAGTCATGACCGCAAAGTCACCAACCTAGTCTCGCCAAGTGGCAAGGCTTCAGCAATTCGCAACACCTTCGGCTTGCCAGCAGGCAAAGCCTTCTCATGTCCTGATGCCACAAGTATCTGCGAGAAGGTGTGTTATGCAGGCAAG